CTCAGTATCAAAGTAGAGACAATAACCATCGGGGTGAGTATCAAGGAAATTCTTAACCACTGCGAGAGAGAAAAAAGTCTTTCCAGTACTAGACTCTCCAGCAATAGCAGTAATCTTATTCCCAGATACACCACCAAATATGCTACCTGAAACCAGTGCATTAAAAACGTATGAACCCGTATCAACATAAGTCTCAGTCTCATCAATATCGGATGCTAACTTAGTAAAGTCATCACCAATCTCTTTTACAATATCTTTAAGAAAATCCATTAGGCAACCATCCCGTATTCTTCACGAAGTATTTTTTTATAAGGCAAACCTTGTTCTCTGAGTTCCTTTACCAATTTAAGTTTATGATAAAGTGCGGCATCTCCTCCAAACCCAAGTGCTTTCACAATAGTATTCAGTTCTTCATCATTAATAGGCAAATCCATTAGGCAAAAAATAGTTCAAGGTTTACAGTTTTTTCCACATTCCATCCGATTGCATCAAGGATGGATTTTAGTGGTTCTACAAAACTCTTCTCAAATTGTAGTTCATAGTCAATGTATTTGTCAAGACCAAGTTCCTTAGGAAAATCTTGAATGAAAGAAATGATATTCTCTTGAATAATGTTTGGTTTTTTCAAATAAACAAACTTAATCTTCTCACCATTAGAAATCAAAGAATACTTATTAGTGAGTTTCTTTTCTTTCACATAATGATTAAAGAGAAGTGCTCCACGAATGTGAATGGGAGTTTTGTGGGCATAAATGGTTGATGGTGATTGATATTTGCGAACATCAGATGCTGTGCGAGGAAAAGCAATCTGTTCTGGCGGTAAAGACTTGAACTCTTCGCGGCACTTATCAATAAAATTGATAACATCATCTTCTGTCCCACTCATCATCAGTTTGAGACCATCCTTAATCATCTTACGGCAAGGTGCTGGTGTAGAAGATTTAACTGCCTCAATACCCATCATTTTCAGTTTTGGTTCTTCATAGCGTACACCTTCACTGTCCCAGACATTTAAGATATAACGCTTCTTAGCAGTCCAGATTCCACGTTCGGCAATATTCTCACGCTTCATCTGCATCTTTTGATCGTATGCGTTCACATACTCCGCCAGTTCTTGGTAGCAACCTTCAATATATTTTTCAAGTTCCACCTTACAGACCTTATCAAGGAACGTGACAATGCCTTCAGTAGTTTTCTCTCTTCCCTTGAATATAGTTTCAACCAGAGGACCCATATTAAGATAAATGGAGTCGGTATCAGAAGCAATAACATAATCAACCTCACTAGTTTTGAGAATCTTGTTCAGATAGGCATTCATCTTGTTCTCAATCCAACGAATGGAAACCTGACCAGACAAGGTGATTGCCTCAGCGTTTGCTAGTTTGTAGTAACGGAAATACTGATTGCCGATAGCACCATAAGCAGAGTTAAGTTGAATCTTCCTCGCCATCTGAATGTTATTGCACCGAGCAATCTCCTTTTCCAGTTCCTTTGTTTTTTTCTTTTCATATTCTTGCTTGGCAGCAAGCATTTTCTTTTTGTAAATGGTTCGATCCTGATAGATCTTTTCCATCAGTTCTGGTAGAAATCCACGAACATCCTTACGGAACATTGCACCGTTAGCACAGACTGCTTTGTCTTTGTAAAGTTCAAATGTGATTTCCTGGTTCAAGATTTTATCGACAGTTACAGTCGGATGCTTCTCATCCAGAAGAGTTTCTGGTGAAATGTTGTACTGCATAATAAGGTGTGGATACAGTGAGTTCAAGTCAAAACTCACCACCCAGTCATACTTTCCAGGAATAGGTTCCTTCACATATGCACCAGCATACTTAGAATCCTTATCAGAACGCTCCTTAGGGGGAATAACAATATTCCTTTTTTTCAGATAGTTGTAGATAATAGTATCCCACATCCTCACCTGAGAAAATACATCAGCATAGTTTGCCTTAGCGTCATATGCCATCGTGATTGCAAGTTCAATCAGTTTCATCTTGTCTTCCATTCGGTCAACAAGTTCCACGTCAACGATGTTGTATTCTACAAACTTTTGCCAACCCTTCGTATAAAAGTCTTTGAATGTATCAAACTCAGAGTGATCCAGTTTTTTCTGCCCCAGTTCAACCTCAGCAATATAATCAAGGCGATAAGATTCCTGTGCCTTATAAGTGAACTTCTTATAAAGGTTCAGGTAATCAAGTTGAGTAATACCACCAACATCATAAGAAATATGTTTACGACCTGCGATATAGATCTCATCTTCAGTCACAAGACCCCATGGTGACATACGTTTCATCAACTTCTCACCAAGAACACGATCTAGACGGCGAACAAGATATGGAATATCGTACAGTTCAATATTCCATCCAGTCACAACTTCTGGTGTATTTTCTTCAATCATCCACCAATGGATGAAATCATTGAGAAGATCATACTCACTAGAAAAAGAACGATACTCTACGTTTTTCTGCTGATTGTTAAAAGGACCTTGACCCCAAGTACGAATTTTCTTGGAAGAATAATCTTGAATAGTAATAAGAAGAACTTCCTCTGCCGCAGATTCTACGTCAGGGAATCCATTTTCCGATGCAACCTCAATATCAAGAGTGGTAACTTTGATCTTACTGATATCAAACTTCAATTCTTCCTCAGGATACATTTCAGAAATATACTGATAAATGTATTGAGTGTTTCCAAAGATTTTGAAGTTTTCTACACCCTCATATTTTTTTACAAACTCACGACAATCACGAACAGAACCAGGTTGTACTGATTCAACATATTCCCCGTTCAAGGTTTGATATTTAGTTTTTTTATTTGCAGGGACAAAAAGAGTCGGGTTAAACTTCTCACGGGTCATGAAATGTTTACCATCTTCATAACCACGAACAAGGAAGTTATCCCCGACCATTTGAACGTTTGTGTAAAATCGCATTATGCAGTTAGTTCAAGATACTTTTCAATAATTTCTGGTCTTGGATCAGCGATTGTTAGTATATCACTAGATCTAATCATATATTCAGATTGATCAGAAGCATTAACCCATGGTGTCATGTTTTCCAAATCATGAAAACGGTATGGATTAATAAGTTTACAATCTGGTTCACCAATATCAGCTGATAATTCTATGATCTCAGTAATTAGAAGTACATCTACGCTGAGTAAAATACATTTTATAGACCTATCATCATTCATCACTCATAACCTCTGCTTCAGTTACATCTAATGGATTTCCAGTTTTGTCCCTATACATTTCTTCAACAGAAGGAATAGGGTCACAAATTGTAGTAACATAATCCCGTGCAACAACAAACTCTTTGTCTTTTGACAGGATCAACCAAGGAGTAAGAACTACATCGATTTCATAATTGGACTTTCCAGTATCACTTTCAGTAAGAACCATCTTTTCTTTTGTTTCAACATAGTGCGGATTTCCTAAAAGATATCCACGCACAACTTCATCAGAAACAAGTTCTTTTGCATCAGCAATAATAGTTTCTCCTGTTTTAAGGAGCATCAGTTTTATAGACATTTTGTTCCGGTTACCTCAGTCATTTTAGCAAGAAAAAGGGGAGGTGTCAACTGGATTTTGCCAGTTGCCTCCCGCGCCGACGATATTCGAAGTTATTTATAGATAATCTTTACGAGCATGATGTTCGGGAACAATCTTACCAAGAGTTACAGTTAACAATCCATCCTCAAATGTGACCTCTTTGATTGTAGTGTCGTCCGATAATGTCCATGCTCTCTTGAAAGATCGTTGAGCCAGTCCCTTATGGACGTAACGGGTATCAGACTCCCTATCCTCCTTTTGTCCTTCGATAAAAAGTTTTCCATACTCCGTGTATACATTTACTTCCTCCTTTTTAAATCCAGCAAGTGCAAGTTCTAAACGAGATTCTACATTACTCACCTGAACAAGGTTATATGGGGGATAATTAGAAGTTGTTTCATGAAGTTTAAAAATACGATCAAAGTATTCATCCATTCCGATGCTATTACGAGTAATCCTATCCATAAGGGTAGGAAGATCCGCAGCAGTATACCGTGAAAGGTTAGTCATTATGGTAGCTCCTTTAAAAGCGAGTTTGTGTTGTGTGGACCCCGAAGGCGTCCTTATCATTATATATCAATAATCAATAAAAAAGGGAGTGTGGAACTCCCTACAAAATCATTCGGTTTCTTCCACCCTTTTCTTTTTTGCACCAATATTATATTTGGTTTCCAGAATCCAATCACCCTTATCCTTATAGGCAAGGACTTTAATTTGGTTAAGTGGAGCGATGTCCTGAATTTTAGTTACATCGACAATTGTAATCAGACCCCAATCAGCAAGAAGTTGGGCGATACGATTGCGACGCTGAACATCGTTCACGGTCAGGTTAGCGTGTTTGCCATCAAGAGCAAACAGTTCCTTAAAGTGAACGAGATAGTATCTACCTTGCTTGTGAAGAATATGGCAAGACTGATAGATTTTCTTTTCCTTTCGTGAAGCGACTCCGATACGGGTCAAAGTTTCGCGTACCTTCAAAAAGTCGTCTGGTTCGTTAAGAACCACCTCAACCATTTGATCGGGCGTCCACTTCACTTCAGGTTCTTGAACGACACTCATTTTGTTCCTCCAGTTTCAAATTTCGATTTTATAAATGTTAGTTGTTCTTTTGTAAGAATCCTCAAAGCTTGTTTTGCCTTTTCATTACTATATCCATAGTAACGTTTAACATAATCAAGGTCTTTGATTGTATCTTTTCGGAGCCAGGGAGAAAATCTCTTCTTTTTCCTCAGACTATTTA